TTCAATCTGATCTGCACGTGCAGCAGTGGCAGTAGCTTGTTGCTGAAGATCCTGCAACTGACCTACCAAATACTTGGCTTTGTCAGAAAGATCGTCAATTACGTGATTCTCGCCATCTAAAACGAGGGTTGGTTTTTCTTGTACTTCGGTTGTCATAATAAGGTTCCTTATTTAAAGATATCTTGCCAATTTCCTGTTGTGCTCGCGCGAGCGTATTCAGTTGCACGATTCTCAAAGAAATTCGTGTGTTCAACTGCGTTTATCATATAATCCAGCCAAGGCAAGGGATTTGATTCTGAATTAAAGATTTTTTTCATGCCCAACTGAAGTAGTCGTCGATCCGCGATATATCGAATATATGCTTTCACTTCTGCCCCTGTTAGGTCTTGTACTTCACAACTATCAAATGCAATATCAATAAAAGCATCTTCTAGCTCTACAACGCGCTCTGCAGCGCAATAAATTTCATACTTAAGTTCGTCATTCCATATTTCAGGGTTTTCCCGAATATAAGTACGAAAAATCTGTGTCATTCCTTCAACGTGTAGCGTTTCGTCTCGAATTGACCAAGTAACAATCTGACCCATATTTTTCATCAGATTATGGCGTGGAAAATTCAATAGTATCGCAAAACTACTAAAGAGTTGTACTCCTTCAGTAAATCCGCTATATACAGCTACAGTTTTAGCAATGTCTTTCTTCGAGTCCATATTAAAGTTGGACAGATAGTCATGCTTATCGGCCATTTCTTGAACGTCCATAAACATTTGGTATTCTTCTTCCGGAAACCCAAGAGTCTCTAGAAGAGTAGAATATGCTTCTTGATGTACGGCCTCCATTGCTGCAAAGGCAGACAACATCATACGTACTTCAGGTGCTTTGAAAGTTGGCAGATAGTGCTTTGCATATCCACAACAAACATCGACATCTGACTGTGTAAAAAAACGAAATATATGTCCAAGCAGACGCTTACTATCATCATCAAGATTACGATAATCTTTAAGATCGTCTGCCATGGGTACTTCGTCGGGAAGCCAGTGCATATGCTGCTGGCTCTTATAGGCTTCAAAAGCCCAGTTATACTCAAACGGTTTGTAATAATTTCTTTCTTCTGTAAGCATTTTTTATCCTTCACAAGCTAAACAGGAGTCTTCATCATCAAAGATAAAGTCCCTTAGTTTCTCATCCGACACTACGTCAGCGCGTTTATACGCCTCACTTCGTGCATAATACAATGTTTTCATTCCTCGACGCCAAGCAAGCATATGCACGTTGTGCAGTTCTTGTTTACTTACGTCCGCAGGGAAGAATAAATTTACAGACTGTGACTGGCAAATATGCTGCTGTCGATCTGCTGCAAACTCTACAACCCACCGCTGGTCGAGTTCAACTGCTGTTTTAAATACCTCCTTTGTATACTCATCTAAAAAATCCAAATGCTGTACACTTCCTTGATTAGTCATGATTTCTTTCCATACTTCCTCAGTGTTCATCCCTAACTCATCAAGAGTATGTTCTAAGTATTCATTTTTTACTAGACTTGTTCCTGACTTAGTCTTCTGAGTATATGCATTGGCACGATAAGGTTCAATACTTGGACTCGTATTCGCACAGATAATACTAGAAGATGCATTGGGTGCGACGGCCAACAGATGGGCATTTCTTACAGACTCATTTGGGTCGTCGGGACAAGCTCCACGCTCTCTTGCGAGCTTCTTGGACTCTTCTAACGCTTGATGCTTAATGTGTGCAAAAGCACGATTATTGAATGACTTTGCCATTGCGCTTTCAAAAGCGATATTATTACGCTGTAAGTAAGCATGAAAACCCATAGCACCAAGACCGATTGAGCGTTCTCTATAAGCACTATACTTTGCTTTTGACAAAGAATCAGGAGCATTTTCAATAAAGTAATCAAGAACATTGTCTAGCATCCGTACTATGTCAGGAATAAACTCGTCAATATGCTTCCAAGAGTCATATTCTTCTAAATTTACACTTGATAGACAACATACTGCCGTTCTTTTTTCGTTTGTTGCGAGAGTGATTTCAGAACAAAGATTTGAGTGGTGTACTTTTAATCCCATGTTTCTCTGATATTCAGGTAAATCGGCGTTTACGGCATCCTCAAACATGATGTAGGGTTCGCCTGTTTCTACACGATTTTGAATAAGCTTCACCCACAAGGCTTTTGCAGGTACAGTTCTAGTTACTTCTCCAGAGTGTGGATCAATCAAATCCCAGCTATCATCAAATCCTGGTTCTGAAGTCGCTTGTGCGATTAACTTCATAAACTTGTCAGGAATGACCACAGCATGATGCAAATTGGTAGACTTTCTATTAATATCGCCGCCAGTAGGCTTGCGAACATCGAGAAACTCTTCCACTTCTGGATGAGAAATGTGTAAGTATGCAGCATAGGATCCTCTTCTAGTTACTCCTTGAGAGAAAGCAAGCATTTCAGCGTCAACTACTTTCATAAAAGGTATCACACCAGTACTCTCACTTCCATTACTTGTGCGGGAGCCTACAGAGCGTATAGCGCTCCAGCTTCCGCCAACCCCGCCACCAACGGAAGAAAGAAAAGCATTCTCCGTATAGTGTCCTGTTAGACCTTCTCTACTATCTTCTACATAATTCAGAAAACAGGAGATTGGTAAACCTCTTGTAGTTCCTCCATTTGAAAGAACCGGAGTAGAAAACATAAACCATAGATTACTTGCATAATCATACAGACGCTGAGCATGAGCTTCATCATCTGCAAAAGCTTTCGCCGCACGTGCGAAAGCGTCCTGAGGCGACTTTTCACCTTTAATTAAATATCTATCTTCTAGTGTTTGAATACCAAATTTTGAGAGAAGTCTGTCTCTTCCGTAATCAATTAACATTCATAAATTCCTTTACTCTATCGTCTATTTCTGATAGACTATGCCCTGGATATTCTATTGCTTCATCGCAATAGGTAATGAGATCCATCATTTTATAATTCTGTAATATTAGATCGCCACTTTCATTAAGGGCTTGAATATACTTATATTTCCCTTCTAGAGGTATCGCGTCGTAGATATCAAAAGCACTACCATATTGGTGGATGAGGTCAGTAGCTCTTTTAGGCCCTATTCCTGGGATTCCATCAACATTATCTCCTTTATCTCCTGTCAACACTTTGAAGCTAATATACTCTTCTCTGGGGAAACTAAAAAACTCTTCCCAATTAAACACAGTAGTCTCTTTTCGAGTAACTGTAGAGAATCTAGACACATACTCATCAACAAGCAAGTCCCAGTCACGGTCACTTGAGATAAGCCATACGTCGTCAATTCCGTAGTTCTCTCTATTTTTAACTACATAAGCTGCTATATCATCCGCTTCTACCTGATGATATCGAAGAACTAAAAACTTTTCTTCCAGGCTTTTGAGGGTTCTCTCATACTCCTCAAAGAAAAGGCGTATATCTTCTTTTTCTTGCTCTGTTTGGTCTTTATACCTTTCTTTTCTATTTTCTTTATACTGAGGGCACTCATCTTTTCTATACTTACTATTACCCCAGTCTGCTGCTATAATAATTTTACTACATTCGTAAGATTGAGCAAGGCTCTCTACAGTTCTCATATAATCCAACTCAAACTCTAGCTTTCCTTGGTGTTTCCAACGAAAAGCAATGTTCATGGCGTCTACTATAAGAACATTACTGTTTGCTTCCATGATTTGATCTTTGAAACTAACCACCTATCCACTCCAATTCTTCTTGTTCAAGCCACTCTTCTGCCACTAATATATAACACTCCAGCCATGAAACATACATATATCTAGCAGTTTCGGGCTTTAGGGTTGTTACTACAAATACTTTGGAACGAGAATATTTGAAAAACAGTAAGGGTTGCTGTGTTTTTAATGCAGCTTGCCGTACAATCTTCTCCCACCACTGCAAAAGGTAGTTTGTTTTATTTGTAAATACTTTATCTGTAAGAGGTGACTTTTCATAATTTTTCACTTCTATACAGAATAAGTTTCTTTCGTCGGGGACATACAAGTCTCCTTTTAGATATGAAAGAGCTCCCGAAGAGGGAACTCTCTCAAACTGCAGGCCGCTCGCGTTGCGGAGCATGTCGCGTACTAGGTATTCCCCTCTTGCTCCTTTTGCTCTTGAATCTACCATTACGCTATCAACCTACTTATATTGCCTGATTTATGAATCTCTACTTTTTCTAGTAATGGATGAGACCACCCGTGATTTACCAGATAGGTATTCAATTCTTCTTCTAATAACACTTCTACAAGTTTTTCTTTCCCTACTTCATCCAAAACAGTCATGACTTCATCTAGAAACAGTACATTGATTCTGCTAGAAGAGAGACTACTCATTAACTTGCGAATAGCAAGAAGAGTAGCTGTGTTTACTCTAGCCAGTTCTCCACTTGAGAGAGCAAGAATATCAATAATGTTTCCGTTATCCGTAATTTCTACGTTTAACTTGTCGTTGTTTACGGCAAAGTTTAGCGTGAAGCGTCCGTCTGAAAGTTCCGCGAGGTACTCACTTGTTAGTTCTTCTAATTCTTTAACGAGATTTTCTATCTTATATGCTATTAGCCCATTAGTACTAAACGCTTTCTTAAGAATCTCTAAGTTGCCTCTCTTATCTGCCAGTTCATTATAGCGTGAAGACGCTTCATTAAACTGTTTCTGAAAATCAGCAGTTTGTTCTGTAACTACTTCTATCTTCGCATTATAAGCTGAACGAGATTCGTTTTCTCGTTGAATCTTATCCATTTCATTCTTTTGCGAAGCTAATCGATTTCTAACTTCTGTAAGCCTAAACTTAAGCTCCTCTTCATCTACTAAAGCGGGAGACAGGGATTCGTCCACTGAACGATACAAGTCCTCCCACTCTTTTTGTTTAGTAGACTTTATCCTGAAGTTTTCATTATTTTCTTGAATCTCTTTAATTTCCTTCTGGATATTAGCTTGCCTAGCTTTTCCGATTTTAACTTTTTCTTCTTCTTTTGAGATGTGTGTCTCTTTGAAGTTGTCGTCAACCGGTTGTTCGCAGGTAGGACATACATTTTCTAAGTTCTCCATCTTTCTAATAATTTTTTCTGAGGAACCGACTGACCCCGCTATAGCGCCTAGCTGTGACTGTAACTCATCGTAAGATACATGCTCAGAGGCTAAAATAGCATTAACCTCTGAGATGTTTATTTCTTTTAATAATTTTTTGTATTGATTATTTTGAGAAATCTGTCGATTCGTTAAAGAAATATTTTTAATTTCAGCCATAAGAGAACTCAATTCCTCCTCATCATCATCCGATATTTTCGGAAGTTTTACAAGTTCTCGTGGGGTAGTATCGGTCAAACGATTATTTTCCAACCATTTTTCAATGGTTGAAACGCGACCTTCAAGTGTAGCGAATTCCTGTTCTACCTCTCTAGAAGCCTCTTTAAACACCTCGAAAAGCTTTACATATTTCTCTAGCCCTAATAAATCTATTAAAAACTTTTTACGGTTAGCGTCTGTAGCAGTCAGGAAATTCAAACTTGCATTTGTATTTTGATATACTACTTGTGAAAATGTCTTGAAATCAACTCCAAGAACTTCTTGTATGCTTTTGTAGGTATTAGTAGCTGTATGACTACCAATATCTTCACTATTTTTAAGAAACTTTACTTTAAGCGAGGATTTACGCTGAAGGTCTATTTCATACTCATCACTACCTTTCGAAAACGAAATATAGATTGAGTATCCATTATTTAATTCTCTATTGGGAATATCAGCTTTCTTTATTCCTTTAGAGTTTTTGTTAAATAATACTTCTTCCAGTATAAGAGGAATAGATGATTTGCCAACACCATTGCTGCCCAGAATCTGGGTTAGCTTATTGTCAGAAAGATCGAGCTCATTAGCCTCTCCATAAGAGAAGCAATTACTCCATTTCAAAATTTTTAGCGTAATCATTAAATATTCCTAATATGTCTGGTATTTTGTCGTCGTGTATCTCTAGTACATACATTAGATACTCTACTAGCTCTTCTCCAACTGTAAGCTCTTTATCTAATTCTAAAGTAACTTCTGAACTTCTTTTTACAACTTTCTTATCGAGAAGTTCTGTAGAAGCCACTTTAGCTAGATCACCTAAGTCACCCTCTAATTCGTATATTACATGATCATATAGACCATTTATCATATCATCAGGGTTACTGACTGTTTTACGAAGTAGCTGAGGAAGTTCTAACTCTTCCCAAACCCAATCCCAGTCTTCAGTATCAATACTAAGTACTCCCGTCGATACTTTCGAACGATGGAAGCTAGTAGTCATAGGACTACCAGGATATACTATGTTTCCCTGACAGTTTGAGTGAGAGTGTAAATCTCCTGCAAAAACTGTTGGGAATCTTTTAAATCTATCTAAGTCAACCTCCGGAGTTACATGTGGAGGAATTTCTCCCCTCACATGTGTAAACACAGGTAGAGATTTATTTAACATCTCAATAGAGTTCTTTTTATGTAGATCACAGTACGGTAAAATACTAAAGCCTCTTTCGTCTTCGTAGGCTTCATCAATTATAGAAACCAGAGAATTTAGTGAGTTAGTTACTTCTTTCAAAGCAGTAAAGAAAGTCTTATTCTTTCTAGTAGCTTCATGATTGCCATCGTATATAATTGTTTCTATATCGCACCCTTTCACAAAGGTAAAATATAATTCTAATTCATCAATCGTTGGTACTCTGTCGAACAGGTCGCCGCCTATAATATGCAAATCTGCATCGTCTTCCAGTATATGAATCTGATGGAAGAATGAGTCATAGCGAGCACGTGCCCAGTTTAGGGGCACGTTTTTCTGACCTAACTTTATATGCCAATCGGCAGAGAAAAGAATTTTCATTAAGAAACATCAAACTCGTCAGCAATGCTTTCGTCAGTGTTTGCATCAGCACCAGCACCAGCAGCCATAATACGGTCTAGCAGTTCTTTTTGTGCGTCTGGAGTAGGTCTAGGCAAAAGCTCATCAATAGGAGTAGACCCTGATACAGCCTCTTTCTCGTCATCATTCAAGGCACGAATACCTTTTTGACATTTCAAAGTTTGTAGAGTATACTCAACGTTGTATATATTTGGTCCAGTCTTCACTCGTTTGAAGTGAATATCCCAACCGGCCTCAAGGTCAGTAGGATCGCCCAGATCTTCAGCAGCTACAAGAATCTGATCCATTAGCTTTTTCTTTAGGTTAAATACTTTAGCTTTACCGTCGGAAGGGTCTATACACTGTACAGAGTACGACCAGCCGCATTTCAGGTCTGGATAGAAATCACGAACCCAATCTTTTTCTTGGTTTACAAAAGCTTCTTTCTGTCTGTCGAAAGACAAACACTCCATAGGAATGTTTTTGTCATTCTCTCCCTTTACCCAGTAGATATACCGAGGTAGCAGGTCTCCAAACAAACGAACACAGTTGTCTCCGTTCTTGTAAGCATATTGTTCTAGTGAAGACTTTTTAGCGCCTCCGGCGGATGAAGTAAATTTAATACCCATAATTGTATTCCTTTTTAATGTGTGACTTCTTCCCAGCAGAAAAATATTTCATTTCCTACTCGAGATAGTAGTCTGTGGTTGTCAATAAGTTCAGTAGAAACTGGCGACATTAGCAAGTTTAAACTGCGTTTAGTTGTGGCTTCATATTCAGCATAGCTGCGAAAACTAGCGAGTGCCACATACTGCGCTAGTTCCGTATCACCGAAATTGCTTCGGTTTATTAATATTTTTTCTGGGTGCAATAGAAAACTATCGCCTGACCAGTTGTCTGAGGACAAGCGATAAGTAGAATCGTGCAGATTTCTCGGCAGATTGGGGTACGTTATAGTTGCAATTAATGTTACTATGTCAGAAGATTTACCTTCTGTAGCTGTAAACATTTTTGCCCAATTAAAAAAAATCACTACTATTTCTCGAAGTCAGACCGTATATTATACAGGGAACAACTACAATTGTCAAGAACTTTTTTTCTCACATCTCCTTAAAAAATACATTATATTGTTGTTGAAGGTAATACCCTAACCGAAGTTTTGCTTGTTTTTCAGCAGTCTTCCCTTTTAAGTTTATATCTACAACAACAGGATCTATTTTTTCAGGGTGTTCCCGTATAACTCTTCCCACCAACTGAGTTAGCAGTGGCGTATTATTTACAGGAGTTGCTAGTATAAGACAACTCAATGGATTAACACTAATACCTTCCGAGAAGATGCTTTGTGTTCCCAAGAGAATATCTACTTTTCCTTCCTGTACTCTTTCTATTTTCTTTTCTCTTTCTGCTAAAGGTACTTCTCCCGTTATCAATTCGCAGTACTCTCCTAAGGTTTCTTTCACCCTCTTGAGAAACCCTACTCTATCAGATAACAAAAGTACTTTATGCCCTTTCTTTCTATAAGCTGCCGCAAGAAAACATATTAGTTTTCCATACTCTTCTTGGGAAACTAAATCATTGATGCGATTTGCCCAAGGTATCTTAGCTCCATCCATAAATCTTATCTTAGTTTGGATAACATCTATAGAAGGCTCCATATAGTTTTCCTTGGGAGGTGTGAATTTCTTATGACCAAAGTAATCCGGCATCATTACGTGTCTACCGTCTTTTCGTTCTACAGTACCCGATAAACCAATCTTATAGCGGGCATAGCTTGAATCAACCAAACGATTGAACGTATTCGCAGGAATATGGTGACACTCATCTACTATCAAAGTACCGAATTCTTTTGGAAGTTGGTCTTTTATTTTGTATAGTGTTTGTACATTGCCCACTACTACAGGAGAGCTAATATTATACTTTCCTGAACCGATAACTCCGGGTTCTATCCCAAATACTTTTCGTATCTCTTTCTCCCACTGACTTCTTAGGGCCACTGTATGGGTTACTATAAGAGTTTTCTGGCCTAGCTTGGCTGCTATTGCAAGAGCTGTGAATGTCTTCCCCCAGGACACGAATGCATTGATAACGGCA